CAACAGTGACAATATCGAAATTGCTGACATGTCCTGACGCCTCATTGACGTCACCTGAACCACGCGAACTAACACCTAGTTTGACGCCTGCTTCAAGCATACTCTTTACCATCTCACCCATTGGAGTTGGTAGGATCTTTAGTTTACCATGCCCGCATGGGCCATCCATCCACATTTCTGAGATCATATGGCTCACACGGTCTAGGTTGATTTTTAAATCATCAGGGTGATCTACTTCGCCGAGAACACTATAACCACCTTTGATTTGTTCATTAATGGTTGACACGGCTTTTTCGATCTCCTTTACTGGGTATACACGTTGGTTAGCGTTTTTAACACCACCTTCGATGAAAATACCTTTCATGTAAAGATTCTTACGACCGCCTTCACTTTCGTCAGTTTCGACGATCATGTTAGCACGGTCAAATGTAAGATTCTCTTTAAGATACAAAGCCATTATATGCTCCTGGGCTTATTCGCCTGATTTTGCTTTTGGTGCGGCTTCTAGGCTATCAGCCTTGCCACCTGGGACGTTACGGTTACCAGTTGCAATTGGTTTTGCGGCTGGAGCCTTAGCACCAGACTCTTCACCACCTTTAACGATGTTAGCAGTAGAACCGCCCATATCGTTTTTACCAGCAACTACGCTCTTAGCGTTAGCACCGTTATCGCCTGCTTTAACACCAGCAACTTTTTCTACGTATTCACGTAGTTTTGCTAGGTCTGCATCAGAATCTTCTTCTAGTTCTTCGTCGTCGGAAGTTTCTTCTTCTTCGTCTGATTCAGAAACAGTTTCTTCTTCTTCAGAAACTTCTTCTTCTTCGAACTGGATACCTTCTTCTGCAGGCATTTCCATATCCATGTCAGCATCGGCTTCCATGTCATGGTCTTCCATGTCATGATCACCATCAGCGTCGGCATCTACCATGCCCATAATTTTGTCAAATTCTGCTTTTAATTCGTCGATTGCAGATTCGATGTCCATGATGTCGCCTTTAGTAGCAGGCTCTTCGTCGCCTTCTTCGTCGCCATCTTCATCTTCTTCTTCGTCGCCGAATTCTAATTCTTCTTCGTCGCCTTCATCTTCTTCTTCGTTAACGCCTTCTTCATCGGCAGTAACGTCGTCGGCAAGATCAGCAACTTCGTCAGTGCTTACTTCTGCTTCGTCAGCAATTTCTTCAGTGACTTCGTCGTCCATTAAAGATTCGTAAATACTACGGCTTTTCTCTAGAACGATCTCGTGAAATAATTCACGTGCTTGCTCTTCGTTTTCGTTAATGATTAACTCAATTAACTTTTCATACTTGTTCATTTAGGAACTCCTCTCGTGGTCGTAGTAAGGGTTTGCATCCGTTTACTAGTTTGTAATGTTATTTACATATATGCGCTTATTATTCTATAATAACGGTGTTTTTTAGCGTCAAATTAAAAAAAATTGCCAAAAGTGGCAATTTTTGATAAGTTTTTTGATCCAAAACACGCTATTTGAATATGTTTTCGAATACCGTTTGGTAATATCATGCAGGCGCCATTGACTCGTCGTCGCCACCTGATGCACCGTACTGTTGAGCAACATCAACGGCTTTTTGCTCATTTTCATATTTTCTAACGTCGTTAGAACTACGCAAACGATTTAAGTGACGCAATGTTAAACGAACTTTACGTGTATCGCTTAACTTTTGTATACTTTCATCGTCTTTTTCATTGTATTGCGGAGTATCAGCAGAGTTAAAAAATTCATTAATAAACATGTTAGTATTTACCTTATACTGCATTACCAGCCGCATCAACTTGCGGTTCATCACCGCCTGCATCTGCTCCAGCATCTCCGCCTAGATCGTCGCCGTCATCACCAGTGTCTGCTAATTCGGCATTTTCAACGTCGGTTTCGATGCCGCCTGGGGTAATACCAACGCTACGTAGACTTGGGTCGTCGGTCTGTTGTGTATTTGCTTTGCCTTGTTCTTCTTTCCACATTAATTCATTTTCAGCAATTTCTGCTTCGCTCATACCTAAATAACGTTGCATTAAGAAACGCTTACTTAAATAGCCAAAGCCTTCTAATTGTGTAAATGTAGCAATACGTGCCGCATCAATGTCTGCTTGTCTATACTGTGCAAAGTTTTGTGGTTCTTCAAACACTAGGTCGAACAATTGACCGTCTATGTTAAAGCCTCTCCAACGCAAAAACATTTTAAATTCAGTATCTAGTTTGTCTACAATCATTGTTTGTAGACGCTTACAATATTGATTAAAACGCCATTCTTGGATTAGTGCAGTACCAACACGACCGTCTGTATAACTTTGTGTTCCGTCATCCATGCCAGTTGGCAAATAACTAGATGGAATACGTAAACCGCGGAATAGTTTATTAGTAAAGAAACGTAAATCAGTGATTTCGCCTAGATTATTACCACCTGGTAATACATCGACGCTTGATCCACGTCCGTCTGCTGTTGTTGGGAAGAAGTAATCTTCATTAGTACTTAATGGATTGTATGTTGCATCCATCATGTTAGTGCCGCCACCTGCTTGGGTTGGGATACGGCGCTGGTGGATTTCATTTTTAATACGCTCAACAAAACCCATTGCCATGTGCGTTGGCATATTACCTACGTCAATTTTAAACACACGACGCTCAGGCGCACGTTGTACACGATAGATAATAATAGCATCTTCAAGCAGTTCTTTTTGCTTGAATACTTTAAACACGTTTTCCAGCACTGAATTACCAAACGGCCAGAACATGTCCAAGCCTTCGGTTAAACTTAAGTGTACTACGTGTTCTGCATCAATTACGCTGTCTGTTTGGGAATGACTAAAACGAGATCCGGTGCCGGTTGCGGCAGAACTTTGAATATAGCCTGCGGCGCTAGCACCTGTTCCTGAGTTTGGAGCGTTTACATAAGCATCAGCAGACGAAACTGCTGTTACTGTTAAATTTTCAAAGTTAGGATTTAAATCTTTAACAACATACTGTTCGGGCTCTTTACCTTCGGCTTCGTTAACAATAACTTTAAGAATATTAGCCATTTCAGTCCAGTATAACTTAAATGTTTCTGGATCGCGAAGGAATACTTGGTCGCCATACTTGATAGTATTGCGAATAATTTTAAACATGCGTTTGTTTAACTGGTTTAAGTTAACCCAGTGTAACAACTGTTCGTTGATAATTTTAATTTCGTTTTCAGTTGGACTTTCGTTAAAGTGCAAGTCAAACGGTGTGTTGTTAGTTTCGTTCTTTTGTGTACAAAATTCGGCAATAATATCCAGTGCGGCGTTAATTTCCGAATCCATATCCATTTGTTCGTATTGATTGTAACGCTCAACACGGTTTGGGTGACCTACGTAAACTTCTGGTAAGTGACTTTGATAGTTTCTAAAGGACGCTTCGCCTCGGATTTCATCATTGCCTCTTGCACCACTGATAGGACTCATAGTGGCACCCATTGCAGACGGCATGTTTGATGTTTTAAAATATTTCTTCCAGCTCATTAGGTATATCCCTGATTTACGTATATTTATTACTAATTAGTAAGTATTGTCTGCAATAACTTTCTGGTAACTCAGAGCATCGTTAGTTGCATTATTCATTTCTTGCATATACAATGCAATGTTTTCTAATACTTCGGTTTGGCGTTCTAAAATTTCTGCAATGTTAGTTGCTTGCATTTGATCGCCTTCGCCGCCAAATAGTGAATCCTTAATTGAGCTTAATGCAGATTTGCCAGTAGATACTGCGTTTCCGCCCATTTCCAATAGGCCATCAGCGGTTTTAGAAGGGCCACCGTCAAAGGCTGTTTTAATAGCAGATCCAATATTGCTTAAAAATCCGGCGCTTTGCGCTGGATCTCTAACTTGTACACTGGCTTGACTAGTAGCGGCACCGCGTCGCGCATCTGCCAAGGTTCTCATACGTTGGCCATTTGGCATTAGCGTACCTGACCCTTGGGACAATGCAGAAGCATTCGATCTAGTTTTATCAACTTCTGAGCTAGTTGCTAGTTTACCTATTAGTTGGCTGTAACCAATTGAATCTGTATCAAGCCCAGAACCTTTTAAAGGAATAACAAGTTCTCTACCGTGTAATTTCTGTAGGTAACCG